TGCATTCTCCGTAGCAGCAGACGTTAGCTAATACTTCGACTAATCCCCGCTTTTGGCGGGGATTGCTCAGTATGACATTCGTATTGTCATCTTGAGCTTGTCGAAAGATGTCGTAAAATGAGGTTCTGTTGACTATAAGTGTAAAAAATATTCAATCATTAATTATAAATGGAGATAAAATCATGGCAGAGGGAAAGACTCCTCGTGTAGATGAAGTTGAAGAAGTTCTAGTTCTTAAACAGCATCGAGCAAAACCATCGGGCGCATTAATAGCTAAAATATTTTACCCCGGTGAAAAATATAAAATATCCGGCTTAGATAAGCTGGAAGTGCTTGCCGGCAATTGCACCCGCGATCTTAAAGCGGTTGTTCCGGACAATGCAAAAAGAAAAGCTCCTAAAACGGGTGATGAAAAGTTTGTTGACCCGGTCACTAAGCTTAGTGCAAAGTTAGACAAGCTTCTAGACCTTGTGGAAAAACTTCTTTCAAAAAGATAATACTACGATTCACACTTCGACAGGCTCAGTGTGACAAGCGTACTGTCATCTTGTCCAAAGGACTCCTTTCGGAGAGCTTGTCGAAAGATGGCGTAGAGTTAGCATAGAAAAATAAATGACACTTATTGACAGCACATTCAACTCCGCATTTATAGACACTAACGAATTTGCAGTGTCGGCAAATCCATCGTGGTCGGCTACAGATTTTAACGGTATACTTTTTAAGCCGGGTATGGAAATTATGACTGCCGGCGGAGTTATTGAAACTACCGATCCAGTTTTTATGTGTAAAGATGCCGATGCTTCCGGTGGTGATCAAGGCGATACTATTGTGATTGAAACTGTTACATATTATGTAATTAAAATTATTCCCGATGGACTTGGAATGACATATTTATATTTAAGCGAAAATGCTTCGCCGTAGTGTCATGTTGAGCTTGTCGAAACATGGTGTCACACTTCGACAAGCTCTCCGAAAGGAGTCCTTTGGACAGTGTGACATATAATAAAAGGATACAATGGCACTACCCGATATAAAAGAGCACACAATAATCGAGGCAATAAAAACGCGGCTTGCTGCTATTGTTGCCGGTGGCAGCACCTATTACACTACCTTCGATAAAGTTGTAGATAACATGCCGGGCAATGCTTCTTTCGATAAAGACTTTACAAAAATTATTAACATACGCGAAACGAATGATACACTATTAGAAGAGCTTGAAAGTGCCGGTACACTGCATGATATTGGACTTGATATTGACATAGATGTAATTGCTAAAGGTGCTGCTGTTGCGGACATACGTAAAATGAAAGCTGATATACTTAAATCAATAAATACCGATCTTACTTGGAGCGGAACTGCATTTACTACACAATACCGCGGTTCACAGCGCAACAAAACAGATCAGTTCGGTAATAAAATTGCTGACTTAACAATCTCGATCACAGTGCAATATCGTAAAAATGCGTGGAGCACAGGGTAAACCTCTCCCTCACCCTCCCCTTTAATAAAGGGGAGGGACGGGGTGGGGTTCAGAAGGACAAACATGGAAACAAATATTAGCAATCATTTAGACATAAACATTCAGAACAATATGCCTTGTGGGTCCTACATAATCCGCAAAGATGGCAAGCTTATTCCTAACCTTGAAGATGAAGCAATGATGCTTCGTCAGGCTCTCCGGGAGTCCTTTGGACAGCATGATGATGTCACTCTGAGCTTGTCGAAGAGTGAAGATAAAGATGAAGATAAAAACGAAGATGAAGATAAAGAAGAAATTAAAAAATAATTTAAGTGTCATGCTGAGCTTGTCGAAGCATGACGTCACATTTCGACAAGCTCAATGTGACAATAAAAAAGGATAAAAATTATGGAACGCGCTAACAAACACTTAATACTTGCAAAGCTCGAAACCGAGTATGGCACAGATCCTACACCAACCGAAGCTGCAAATGCTTTAGTTACTGCCGGCGACCCGACTTTTGAAGTTATTAACGAACCGGTGCAAAGAGCAATTCCCCTTGCTTACTTTGGTAAGATTGCTCCTATTGCAGTGGGTACAGGATTAAAACTAAACTTCTCAACCGAACTTAAAGGCAGTGGTACTGCCGGTACTGCTCCTAGAGAAGGATGCTTATTCAGAGCTTGCAACATGACCGAAGCGCTTGTGGCAGTTACAAGTGCAGCTTATACACCTAATTCAGTTTTTGAAAGTGAATCTGTTACACTATGGTTTTGGGCCGATGGTAATGTACATAAAATTTCCGGTTGTGTTGGTACTTTCAAAATATCGCTTAAAACCCGGGACATAATGAAAGTGGATTGGGAATTCACCGGTATATATGCAAGTGCACACATATCTAATGTTGCTTTTCCGGATCCCACTTATGCAACTGTTGCACCTCTTATTTTCAAAGCAGCTGGTTTTACTTATAACAGCGTTGCGACATTGGTAATTACAGAGCTTATGCTTGATATCGGGAACACTGTAAGCAGACGCGATAGTGCAAATGCAACATCCGGCATTGCACGCTACTTTGTAAGTGATAGAGATTCGAAAGGATCTATGAATCCCGAAACGGTTGCATTATCTGGTTTGAATCCATGGACTCTTTTCAATGCGATCACACAAGCAAATATTGCCGCTGCAGTAAGCGGCGGAGCCGGCAACATTGTAACATTAGCTGTAACCGGTGTAACTCTCGAAGCTCCTAAATACGGCAGCCGCGAAAATGTTTTAACATGGGATTTATCATTTAATATAAATCCAACACTTGCAGCCGGTAACAATGCAATTGTAATAACGTTTACTTAAAACGTGAAATGTAAAAATATGAAAAGTGAGACTTCTTTCGATTCACGTTTCACCTTTCACGACGAAAATAAAAAGGAAACTCAAATGAAAAAATATAAATTCTTACTTTTTCTCCTACTCTTACTCTCCGTTCCCGCCCGCGCTCAATTTTTCCAAGAACTCCCGGACTCCATTGCAGTAGGTGATTCCGCTTCTGCCGGTGTTGATCTTAAAAGTATGCACCTCCTTGCTATCAGCACACCGGATACACTTGCTAATGATACACTTACATTTTGGACTTCGCCGGATAATGTTACTTGGGAAAAAGTTTACTTCAATTCCGGCAGCGGTTCTATATCAACAGAACTTAAGATTATTGTAGTTGCGGGTAAATATAATGTATTGGCTCCTAAAGAAGTCTTTTTTTTCAGACGTTACATAAAAATACAATACGGTACTGATGCAAATGATGGTGGTACCGATGCAGCCGGTGCCAATGATCTTTTTACAATTATCGCGGGCTATTATTAGTCTTCGACTTGCCACGGCGAAAGTAATGGGTGGCAGGCAAGCTCAGACTGACAAGCGTGGTGTTACATTGAGCTTGTCGAAATGTGAGCGGAGTATTATTATAACTTAAAACCGAGAGGGAACAAATGAGAGACCTTAAAACTTCTGAAAAAAACGAACTGCTTATCTTCGATAATGCAAGCGGTTCACGAATTTTAATTTACTATAGCACACCAACAACCAAGGACCGTTTACAATTTAACAGTTTAGTATTACAAGCGCTCACCGAAACACGCGATGCAGAAAAGGCACAAGAGGTGCAGATAAGCTTAGCGCTCGAAAAGATTACTGGGTTTGGTGAAAATTGTTTTGTTTATGACGGCAAGCAAATATCCAGCAATAAAGAAGATGAAAACTATTACGCCGGGTGGCGGTCATTACTCAAAGAAACTGCCGCCGATATTCTTATAACCTTTGCACGTACAATTTTTGCCGAACCAAACTTTGTACTTAAGAATGATAAAGGTGACTTAAAAAGTTTTTTTACCAAGAGTTCGAACAGTTCGAAAATAGGTGGACCGCGGAAAAACAAAAAGAATACGAATCCGTAGGGTATCCGAAAGAATATATTGAACTGCTTAAGAAACAATATGAAACAAATTTTATTCCCGATGCACGCTTTACGTTTGCAATATTTATTTACAACCTAGAAAAAGCTGGTATGCATTTTAACATGGATGACTTATCACTTATAGAATGGCAATATCTCGGTGCTTTCAAAGATGCTATGAATGAATTTCAATACAAACAAATTAAACACAAACATTAAGGGTGTTGTCACACTGAGCTTGTCGAAGTGTGGCGTCATGGTTCGACAAGCTCACCATGACAATAAAAGGTAAAACATTTGGCTAATAAAGTTGAAATAGAAATAGACGGCAAAAACCAAGGCGCGGTAAAAGCGATCAACGGTGTTGAAAAAAAAGTACTTGATTTAGATCGTGTTACAAGTGGTTTGTCTGGCAAATTAGGTGGTATGGGTAGCTTATTGAGTACTGCTTTCAGTCCCCTTGCTATTATAGGTTTTGGCACTGCAATGGGTTACGCAATTAAACGTCAGATAGATTTTGCAGATGAAATTGGAAAGACTGCTCAAAAAATCGGCATATCAACCGAGGCATTGTCAACTTTAAAATATGCTGCAGACCTTGCCGATGTTTCGTTTCAAGAATTACAAACAGGTATAGCTCGCTTATCTAGAAACATGTTTGAAGTTTCTCAAGGTGCTGGACAAACAGCTAAAAAGGCGTTTGATATTCTGGGTATTTCGGTGGTGGATTCAACTGGTAGATTAAAAGCTTCGGATAAAATATTAATAGATATTGCTGAAAAATTTTCGAAGATGAGGGATGGTACATTAAAGACTGCAACAGCCATGTCAATATTTGGTAGAGCTGGAGCCGAATTGATTCCGTTTTTAAATCAAGGTGCTGAAGGGATTAATAAATTACAAGAAGAGGCAAGAAGATTAGGGATAGAAATAGATGAACGCACGGCTGCAAGTGCTGAAAAATTTAATGATAGTTTAACTACTCTTAAATCTACTGCTGAGGGATTGGCTATTCAAGTTTTACCTCCCTTGTTGGAAATATTAAATGATATTTCTACCTCTATTCAAGGAATGAATCTTGGCGAAAATATTCCTAAAATAATTGAATTATATAAGAAAATAGCTCCGGGTTTGAATTTTGGTAAGGGCAGTATGATAAATGATCAGGAGTTCCAAAATAAATTATTGAGGCAAGGATATATTGATGCCACCACATATAAGGTTGCGTTAGAGGGAACTTTAAAACCATTACAAGATTCTAGAAGTGAATTAGAAAAAATTGTTAATGCACAAGGAATATTTAATAATACAGTTTTACCAGTAACAAATGATAAAGTTAATAAACTTGCCGATCAATGGGAAAATATAGGCCAAAAACTCCGGCTTGATATTAACACCCTTGGCTTAGATCCGCAGCAAGAAAAACTAATGCGGCTTATTGCCCAAGCGGAAGAGTACCATGCCAAGTACGATAGAATTCCCGGTGCATTATCAACCATAAATGATTATCTGCTTACTCAGCTTTTTACAATTTATAAGCTTAATGAAGCAAAACCATTAGAGCAAGCAGCGCCTATTCCCGGCGGCTTCTCGATGGAGCAAATAAAGTTTTTACATGATTCGCAAATTGCATTAAGTGCTGAGCTAACCGAATCCGAGCTGATGAATTATGCTTTAAGAACCGATGCCGCTTTGCAGATGTACGATAACATCGGCGGGGCACTTCAAAACTTTGCAATGCTTTCCGGCAATACCAACAAAACAATGTTTGGTATTTATAAAGCTTATGCAATAGCTCAAGCCGGTATTGCTACTTATACTTCTGCAGTGGAAGCGTATAAAGCAATGGTTGGTATTCCTATTGTAGGACCCGGACTTGCAATTGCCGCCGCCGCCGCTGCCACTGCTTTTGGACTTTCGAACATAGCAAGAATCGCTTCGATGCAGCCAGGCTCATCGGGTGGAGGTGGAGTTGGCGGGAGTTCCCTCTCACCGCCTTCTGCCTCTTCAATACGAAATGAAAATGTAACTAACAACTCACGCTCTATTGTAGTTAATGTGTACGGCTTTGTTGGGATGGATAAGGATGCCATTGCACGTGAGCTTGCACCCGCTCTAGAAAAAGCTTGGAATGATGGAGTTGGTAATGGATAGAAAATTAAATGCCATACTTCGACAGGCTCAGTATGACATTCGTAATGTCACCTTATCCAAAGGACTCCTTTCGGAGAGCTTGTCGAAAGGTGTCGAAGTATGAAGCCAAACGAATTCATCAAATACTATCTGCCTTACGCAGAAGAAAACGAAAAAGAAACCGGTGTGCCGGCACTAGCTACACTGGCGCAAGCTGCGCTCGAAAGTGGATGGGGTCAGCATGCACCCGGTAATAATTTTTTTGGTATTAAAGCGGGTAAAAGTTGGAAAGGTGAAATACAAGTTTTAA